AGTAGAAGCGAGCTTGTCGGTTAAGGCTCCGAAATCCGTTTTAATTGGATGTATATCATAATACACCCCGCCAGAATATGCATATAAAATTCTATTGGTTCCAATGATGGAATACTTAATTCCATCTTTATTAACCATCTGATGAAGAGCTCGAGCAGACCCACATAAAGACGTGGCTCCTAGCTGGGCCCAACCTCCTATTTTTTCAGGAGTGCCATATCTAAAACGAACGTTTTCACCCTCCGTCCACTGTGCTTCTGCTCCTGTTGGGGTAATCTGTTTATTAAATCCTGGTAAAAAACCTATTTTTTGTAGCATAACAACACACTATATCGGGTTTTTTAATTATTAATAGTAGTATATTTCAATCTAAAATTAATATCAATGGATATCTAGTTTGCAGAAAGCTACATTTCCTAGTTTTCTTAGATGCCCCTCTAGGTAATAGACAATATTTTTTTTGTTATTTAAAGAAAACATTATAATCCAGTCTAACAATTTAGCTGATAATTCTTGTCCAGCATTTTTAAATACATAATACTCATGCCCCTCTTTATATTCTTTTACAACTATAACCTTAGATAATTCTGGTTTTAACCATTCAGGAAAGAGATGGGGCTCTTCTAACCAACCACATTTAAAAAGTTTACATGGGTCGTGAGGACGATCTTTATATATACTACAGCCTCCTTTAAGAGTTTGTTTCATAAAATGGCAAGGTCTTCCTGGAAAAAATGGATGTCCATGTGCATCCCCATGCACCCATCCCTCACAGCACGTAGAGCAAGATAAACATTTTCTCTTCATTTAATGTATCAATAAGGTAGCTTTGAGTTCTTACCAAAATAAGAAGGTAATCCTAAATGAGGTCTCCTATCGTATATGTTTTCTTTAGCTTTTTTAGTTTTAGTATCATTGTAATGTAGAAAAGCTTGAAAACAATTATCTTTGGTAAACTTTTCACGCCAGTGTTCTAATTCCATCCCTCGATATATCAACATATCACCTAGGGATAAATCTACTTTAATTCCTTTCATGCCTTTCTTCCCAGAAGGGTCCAACCATATAGGCCATTCATCTCCACCTAAATGGATGGTAGTAGAGATCTCACAACTAAATCTATCTATGTGTCGTTCTAAAACATCGCCGTGTTTATAAAGCCTGGCAAAGGCATATGCAGGAAATAATTTTAATCCTGTATTTTTTTCCATCATTGGAGTAAGTTTTTCTAATAATGTTTCTAAAGCTATATCTGCATAAGCACAAAAAGTATAAGGCACCTGTTTAGTTTCATCTTCATAGTAACCTAACATGTATTCAAATGGGGAAATATATCTCTCTTTCATACATGTATCATAAACTCTTTTTTTCAGGTGAAAATAATTATATATAAACATAGCTAAATCTTTATCTACGGCGTTTCTAATAACCTGATATTTATTTTTTTTAAAACTCATTGCTCTCTCCTATAGTTTGAGTTGATTAATATTCTATTTTTATATTTTGTAGGGGAACATCCTGTGTGTAGAATATCTCCATCAAAAACTAAAAGCAAATTCTTTACTGGTGTTATTTTTTTAAATACTTTTTTGTTTTTATATAAGATTGTGTCTCCATCAGAATCATTAACATAAAAAATAGTACTTATATTTTTATAAAAAAAATCAACATGCGGAGCATGTTGATGGTTATTTGGAGAAGCCATGGTCATATCTGCTCTGGCTCTAATAATTGTATAAGAATTAACGACATCCATTATATTAAATAAAAGTGGTTTTATAAATGAAGTTTCTAAACTTTTTCTAAAACCGGACTCATCCAAAAAAATATGAGAAAATCCAAAGTTATATAGAGATTTATCTTTATCATTTCCGTAACTAATATCACTATTGTAATACCATGGAAAGCTAATTCCGTTTAGAAGATCATGGACCTCTTTATGGTATGTCTTGTTTACAAAGTTTTTTATTATTTTAATAATCATTTTATATAATTAAAGTTTATAACCATTCTATTTTTACAATCAGTAGAATTTGTTCCTTTATGTAAGAGAGATGAATTAAAAGTTATTAGTCGATTTGCCACAGAATTAATTTTTTCTAATTTGTCCTTTGTTTTAATTACAGTATATCCATTATTAGAGTTAACATAATAAATTGCTACAGTAACTTGTTTGATACTATGGTCTTTATGAAACTCCCCTTCAACTAATTTTTGTGAATAAGGATTTAAATTTGCTTTAGCTCGTATTAAAATCCTAGGTTTAAGTAAAGATATAAGTGGTATAATGTGAGGATAATAAAGAGATTTATCTATGCCATTGAAAAAGGTATGTGTAAATTGAAACTGATTAATTAAATGATCTTTAGTTTTTACATCTTTATCTTTATTAAAAAACCACGGGAAATTTAAGTCTTCTAAGGAGCTCACTAATTTTAAATGGTCTTCTTTATGTAAAAAGTTATCAAATACTTTCATTGTGAATATTCTCTCTTAAGTAATTATATAGACTAGAAGCATTAACAAAATTATTTTTCCATTGTTGTTTTCTTTCTTCCAAGTTTGTTGCTATTTGTTTAATATTTGATTTTATAATTTCTTTGTTATTTTGTTTTAACAAACTTATAATATCAGTTGGAGCCCAATGCATACCCGCTGCAATACAATGTATTCCTCCCTCTATAGGGTGTCGATGTAAAAAAGCTCTTTCAATAACTGCTCTATCGATACCGTCTGCGAGAGAAGGGGTTCTATTTATTAAATCTAAACTCCATTGTTTATTTAAATTATTTTTCCAATAAGGTGTGTCATTTCTATGTGAGAGTGCATAATGTAATGCAACAAACTCTGAAAAGTTCTTGAACACTTGTCTACAGTAATAGGTAAAATTATCTTTATCAAATTGAGATATCTGTCCTCGTTGTAGGTTTCTTACTAAATTAATTAAAAATTCATGTACGGAAAACAAACCATTACTTTCTAAAGGTTCTATAAATCCTGCAGCCAGTCCTATGGCGCAGACGTTTTTTACCCATAGACGTTTATGGATACCCACTCTCATTTTTATTTTTTTGAAATCTAATTCTTTTGTTTTTAAATGTTTTTGAAATTGTTTTAAGGCACCATCATCATCTATAAATTGAGAGGAATAAACATAACCGGTTCCGATCCTACTCCATAAAGGTATATTCCAAACCCATCCGTTTTCAATAGCAGTACAATTAGTATAAGATACTAACTCCTTTTTTTTATTTTTATATGGTATTTTTGTTGCCCATGCTGAATCATTAGGTAATAAATCATTATAACTTATAAATTCTTCTTTTAATGCTTTACCTAATAAAAGAGACTTAAAGCCTGTACAATCTATAAAAAGATGTGCTTTATGTTTTTTATTTAATGACTTAATGCCATCCTTATCTTGTTCAATAGTATTAATATTTTCTTTAATATGTTTTACTCCTTTTGGAATACAATAATAATCTCTTAACCATATACCAAATTTAGTGGCATCAAAATGATATGCTCGTGGTAAGTCTGGTGAAAAAGTGTTTTTATTGACATGTAACATTTGAGGAAAAAAAGATTCTGCATAATCAGAATAAGGTATTTTTGGTGTTACTATTTTTTTAAACCACCAATCATTTAAGCCAGCAGAGTTTTCCATTAAAACTGGATCACCAAAAGGATAATGAAAGGACTCTCCTTTTTTATAAAAATCTGTAAACTTAATACTTAACTTATAATTACCATCTGTGTGTTTTAAAAATTCTTTTTCATCTATTTCAAGTAAAGCACACCATCTGTATATATATTCTAATGTGCTTTCTCCCACACCAACTGTAGGTATTTCTGGACTTTCTATTAAAGAAATTTTTTTCTTAGGAAAAAATTTTATTAAAGTTGCCGCTGTCATCCATCCAGCTGAACCTCCTCCTACTATAGTAATATTTTTCATCTAAGTGGGTACCCTAAATTCCATATAACCAAACTATATCTTGTCCCTTTTTTAACCGGACGTACTCGGTGCCATACAAAAGAAGGAAAAACTATTATAGAACCTTTTAGAGCTCCCTTATGTGGGGACACAACATTATGTTTTTTTCTTTTAGAAGGATTATAATCTCTAAAATCAAATTCTATTTCACCACCTTCATATTCAGAAGGATCACTTAAAGCACATGTTACAGACAACTTTCTAATCTTCCCATGCTGTGGTGTATTGGGTTTATTATAAGGTTCTGGAAAACTATCGCAATGCCAGTCATAAAATTGGTTTTTTTTATAGATCGTAAATTGGCACGATTCAGAATGGTCCCATTCATAGTTCCAACCTGCCAAAGCATTTGCTTCATGGATAAAAGGGTGGATTTCTTTGTAAATCCATCTGTCGTTTAACCAAACAATATTTGAATTTCTACTTTTTTTTAATTTTTTAGTAACTCTTTGCTCGTCACCTATTTTACCTCTTGTGTCATATTTTTGTAAACCATATTTAACCACTTCATCACAAAACTTATGAGACAACGCAGTATCAAATTTCCAATAATAATATTTACAGGTACTCATAAGATGTATTTAATATAATGTTAGATTCAGAAGAAGTATTTTCTAATATTGAACATCTTAGAGTAGAAGGAAATACAATAAATTCATTATTTTTTAAAATAATTTTTTCTTTATTACATTTTCTTCGATTACTGTCGTATTCTAAGACGATTTGCAATGAATCATCGTTAACATGAACCCCATATATACCTATAAAATCAGGTGCGTTTTTTAAATTTGTTTCATCTAAGTGTAGATAATTATCAAAATGCTGTCTTGGTGGTACTACACAACCCCAAGAATTTACATTTATTAAAGTAAAATTGTATCTTAGATATATATATTCTCTTTGATATGTATATATTTTATCTAATTCTCTTATAGGAGCAACTAAAGGTTTTTTATAAACCTCGTTAAATAAAATTTCTTTACCAAGCGCTTCACGATTGATTTCAAAACCACTTGGCATATCAACCATACCACTATATAAATTTATTTCTGATAATACTTTCTTTTGCATATTATTAATATGTTTACTAAATATAATCTAAAGTATATTTTTATAATGTCAATAGCTAAAAGTTGTGTGTTCTTATGATACTACTTTAGAAAAAGTTTTTAAATCCCAAGATAGAGTGCCTTCGTTCCAAACAAAAGTATAATAGTTTTCTGAATCATTATTTTGTTCTTCAGTTAAAGTTGGAATCGCAGTTGGTGGATCCCATGATGCAGTTGTTAAATTTTTTGTCCAACTTGCAAAAGGTTGTCTAGGCCAGAAAATTTCATTAGTAGCATCCCAAGTATAACCTATACCTGCTCCATTTCCTCTAAAAGGTGTTCCACCTAATGAATGTTGATTTTGAACTGTGTTATATGAAGTTTGAATCCATTTATTAGCGGGCCAATTATTGTGTGTTTCTAAATATTGTTGACCTACAGATTCATCTTCGACATTTTCATTATTAAGATTGTCTGAATTATTTAAAGTTAAAACGGTTAAGACTTCGTTTTGATCATTTATTTTTGCAAAGTGTGCCATAATTATTACGCTTATTGATATTGATACCTTATTATTACAATTCCACTGCCGCCTGCGCCACCATTTCCTTCGTTAGTTGGACTGCCGCCACCGCCTCCAGAACCACCGCCGCCACCGCCAGTATTAGCTGTTCCTGCAGAACCAGCTGTTCCAGCTCCTCCAGCACCAGCTCCTCCGCCACCGGATCCGCCACTGCCACCAGGGGCTGATGGATAGTTTCCACCTCCTCCTCCGCCTGCAAAAACAGTAGAATCTTTAATTCCTGCATTATATCCGGCTGCTCCATTAAAGCTTGCTGGACCAGCTGCAGCTGAAGCTCCACCGCCTCCTCCGCCGCCATATCCCTCCCGAGTAGAACCATCATTTCCTTGAGGTGGATCAACTGGGGGAGTATTTCCTGTTCCAGCGTTACCGGCACTTAAACCTTCACCAGCTCCTGAGCCCCCTGGTCCAGATGGACCGGGTGTATTATGACCTAAACCTCCGCCACCACCTGTGCTAGTAAGACCAAGTGCCGTTGATACAGCTCCTGAATTATAACTTGTTTGACTTGTATTTGTTGCGCCGCCTCCTCCAGCCGCTATTGGATAACCTTGTGCTGTAACTTCTACAGCTGCAGCGGGAGATGCTCCTAAAGGAGAAGCTGTAAAACCACCGAGAGCTCCAGGAGATTGTCTAAATCCTCCGCCGCCTCCGCCGCCTCCATGTCTTTTTCCGCCAGCGCCTCCGCCAGCAACTATTAAATATTCAACACCCCCTTGATTTCCACCTTCATTAACAGTGAAAGTACCAGGGCCAGTGAATGTATGTATTTTATAATTTCCGGAAGTGGTTTCAG